CTTTCGGCGTCGCGGGCCATGATGGTGACATTGACCCCACCGCCGCCGTAGCTCTGTGCTTCACGCCGCGACAGCACCCGCTCGCCCCGCTGCAGGATTGCAGGCACCTCGTCGTGGCGGAGCCCTGCAACGCCGCCGCTATGCATCCGGGGCGCAGCCGCGAACGCCATCGCCGGGACCATCCGCGAGGGTCCAGTCGCTCCGACCATTCCGCCCCCGTGCAGGATGTTGGCGAACATACCGCCCGCGCCGCCGAGTGCCCCGGAGAGCGCATTGGCGATCGGTCCCAAAATGAACCGTCGCGCGGCCAGCTTGGCGAGATCGGCCAGCAGCGAGGTAACCAGATCCCGGAAATCCAGCTTGCCGGTCTTCACGAAGTCTCCGACCGCGTTCTCTGCCGACTGAAATGCACCGACCAGCGCCTGGCCGATATCGCCGCCGATGTCGCGGGCCCTGCTGGCATAGTCGCTGAGCGCAGCAGTGACCGCCTGCCAGCCGGTGACGGCGGCTTCGGTGTCGGGTTCGGCGGCAGCGGCAGCAGCCCCGGCCGCAGCACCTGCACCCGTGGCCGCTCGTCCGGCATCGCCAAGGGTGGTCTCCAAACGCTCAGCCGCGTCCGTTGCTTCGGTCAGCGCGTCTGCGCCACCCTCATTGCTGCCTTGCACCGCGTCACGCAGGGCCTGCCAGCTGGCGAGTGGCGCACGCGCGCCTTCGGCCAAATCCTGCGCGGCACCGCGATACGTGTTGGCCGTGGCAAGTGCAGTATTGGCCGCCTGGGTGAGCCCCAGATCGGGCGCAGTCAGCGGGTTGTTCTCGAAAGCGCGGTCGAAGGCGGATTGCGCGGCGGTGGTCGCGGCCGTCGCGGCACCCTCGAAACGGTTCTCGATCTGACCCAGCTCAAGTTCGGGGATGATCGAGATGCGCCGCTCCGACCCGAGCGCTTCCAGTCCCTGGTTGATCCCGCCGATGAATGTATTGATGCGCGAAACGACGCCATTCAGCATGGCTTCGACGCCGTCGATCAGGCTGTTGGCCGCCTGAAACGCCAGATCGCCGATGGCCGCCGGGAGCAGGCCCCAGATCGCCTTGATCGCCTCATAGGCCCCCTCGAAGGTGTTCGCCGCCGTATTGCCAAAGGCCACGACGCTCTCGATGGCGCTCTGCATGCCGGAGGCGGCATCGGCCTTCAGGTCGAAGAACATCGCCGTGGCGGCAGCGCCCGCCGCCGCAACCCCCATCTTGATGCGGTCCCAGACCTCGACCGCGAGGTCCTTCAGGAGCGACATCGCCTCGCCAAATCCGCCCGCGCCCGACACGAGGCGGGTGAACTGGTAGACAAGCTCGCCCGCGCCGACGATCAGCGCCCCGATGCCCGTGCGGATCAGCGCGCCGCGCAGCAGGACCAGCGCTGTGGCGACACCGCGCACCGACAAGGCCGCCACGGCCATCCCGGCGACCCAACGCCCTGCAAGAAAGGCCACAAAAGTGGCGGCATAGGTGGTCAGACGGCCGATATTGTCGAACAGGCCTCGGATCGCGATGCCGAGTGGCCCGGTGCGGTTGGCCACGGCCGCCATCGCGTTCGCGACCGCTTCCAGCGCTGGTGCTGCGGCGACAGCCAGTTGGTTCGACAGCCCGCGCCAAATCAGGCCGAGCCGCGATATGGCATCGTTAGTCCGCTCGATCTGGTCGGCATCCTGCTCGGACACGACGACACCGAACGCGAGGACGTCCTCGGTCGCCTGGCGCAGAGTCGCGGTGTCGATGCGCGACATCGCGATGGAGCCTTCTTCGCCGAAGAGCTGACCGGCGACAGCCGCACGCTCGGCGACCGGCACGAACGCCTCGATGGCGGCGTTGATCGCGCCCACCCGCTGGTCGAGCGGCAGAGCGATCAGGTCGGTGGCCGAGAGCCCCAGACGGTCCAGCGCGTCGGCAGCGGGACCAGTCCCGGCGGCAGCCTGGCTGAGGCGGCGTGTCAGATCCTTGGTCGCCTGTTCGATCCCGGAGATGGAGACGCCCGCGAGTTCACCCGCGCGCTCCAGCGTCTGGATCGAGGCGACCGTGGTCCCGAGAGACTGAGCCAGTTTGGCCTGCGCGTCGACGGTCTGCAGCCCGGATCGGACCATCGCCACGCCAGCAGCAGCAGCGGCGGCCACTGCGGCGGTGGCAGCCACCGTAACACGACGGGAAAACGCCGCGAGGCGGGTGTTGGCCGCTTCCATCTCCCGGCTAAGGCGGCCAAAGCCGCGCGCCCCGGCCTCACCGACACCTTCCAGCTCGGCACGCACCTGTCGGCCGCCGACTGCGGCAAGTCGGACAGAAACGCGTTTCTCAGCCATGGGAGTGATCCATCTGTTCGTTGAGTTTTGCCACCATCACCGCCTCAACGGCGGGCAGCAGTTCGGCCATGACCAAGGGCGGAGTGCCAAGTGCGTCCCCAAGGGCGAGCGCGGCCGTCATGTCCCATCCGATCACCGCGCCCGGCAGCACGCGGAGCTGGCCGCCCAGACGACCGACCAGGTCCCAGACCTGCCAGCCTTCAAAGGTGGTGGGTCGGTTCAGCCGCGCCGGGCAGTCTTGGCAGGTTTGCGTGCATGCTTCACAGTATCGCTCGCCCCCGCCGAAGGACCATTCGGCAAGGGCGCGGAGACGTTTTTTTCCTGTTCCAGCAGCAGGCCTTTGGAGACGAAGGTCAGCTGGAAGGCTTCGAAGATCGGCCAGACATCGAGCAACGCGTCGATAGCCTCGGGGCTAGGGACGATCACGTTGCCATCGGCGTCGCCAATGCCCTCCCAAGTGAGAACTGCCCGGCGCGCCAGCGCCTTGGCGAAGGCAACGGCGCGTTCCTCGTCGGAAGCGTCTACCGGGACCGCCTCGACAGCCGCATCGCTGCGCGTCGCAACCATTAGCGCCGTGGTTAGTGGACGCAGCTGCACCCGGACGCCCGGCGCGAGGTCGTGCCAGCGGGGTGCATTCGTCAGATCGAGGGTCAGCATCAATAAATCTCCACATCATTCACGAGGGTGGCGGTGCACATCCGGCCGATCGTGCTGTCGCGCGCAGCCTGCCAGTCGAAGGTCGCCTGCACGCCCTGCGGCCCGGAAATCTCGATCCGGGGGCGCGGCAGGTAGACGGCGTGCACGGTGAAGGTGAAGCTCTCGCCAGACGGCAGCACATACGCAAACTCGAGCTCGCAGGGATCGCCATTGATCGCCTGCGTCACCAGCGTCTGGTCTGCGAAGCGCACCTCGATGGAGCCGGTCAGCGCCGCAATGGAGGGGTCGGCCCCGTCAATGCGGCCGTCCGAACGGATGGTTTCGATCCGGTCGAGGTTGTTGGCGTAGGTGATGTCGGCTGAAACCACATTGCCGAGCGCGGTGCTGTTCCGGGTGATCGCCCCGTTGAAATGGCCGAAGCGCTGCAATTCGAGAGCGGCAGGCGTGCCTGCGCTGGTCGTCGTGCCCACCGTCTCGCCCTGTGCCACCAACCGCGCTGTCGCGGTCAGCAGACCAGATCGCTGCATTTGCCAGTTGATCTGGTCGAGCACGCAGCCGGAATACATCGCGAAGCGCGGCACCTCGGGCATGCCGGTCTCGATGGACATGCTGGGCAGCGTCCAGGACCCAGACTGGAATTCATGCGTCCAGGGGCCGGTGCCGGTTGTGGTCGGATCACCAAAGGCCGCCTTCAGCCAGAAGCCGAACGCCTCGGCATCGAGCGGCACAACGACATCGCCATCCGCCGTCACCGCATCCTTGATCGGTGCCAGCGGGTCGCGGCCATAGCCGAGCAGTTCGGAATTGAGCAGTGGCTGCTCTGCCCCCAGCGAGGTGCTGGCGAAGGGCATCTTCGTGAAACCGCCCACGGGCGGCGTTCCATAGGTCGTCTCGAACGCAAGCGCCATCTGCGCCCGCGCCCCCTGGGCTCGTGCCATGGTGTTCTCCTTGGGTTGTCGGGGTCAGGCCAGTTGGTCGGCCGTGGAATAGTGCAGCACGACCGGGATGACGGCCGCCTTCAGGCTCGTCGCGCCCTCGACGGGCAGATCGACTGGACGGGGCGCTTCCGCCTCGATCCAGTCGCATAGGCCGCCCAGCGTGCGGTCGCCAGCGATTGCGGTGCCGATGCTGGTGGTCAGGGTATCGAAGGCGGCGTCGCGGGCGGTGCCCTGCACGACGGCCTCGATCTCGGCGCGGTGCTGGTAGTGATACCGAAGCGGCGACAGCGTGACCTCGGGCTCACCGGGTTCACCATCGCGCAGGATCAGCAGGCCCTCGGCCGGAACGCGCTCGGGCAGCACCTCGCCGCGCAGGGACGTGGCGGGCAGCGTCGAAAGCCGCGCATGCAGCGCGGCGAGGATGGTTTCGCGGGGGCTAAGCAATCGACTATTCCCTTGGAAAATTTTGTAGAATAGCTAACGCGGCAAGTTTGGCCTCGCGCCACGGGACGAAAACAGGTGAGCTCGCATGGAAATGACAAAAACCCTACTGACGCTAACTGAAAGCGATCTGTCTCGCGATTTGAAAGACATCAACGAGCTTCAGGTCTATCCACAGCAGGGAAAGATCGACGCACAAGGTATCAAAATAATCTGGGCACCATTCGATTTCATCAATCGCAATGCGCAACTTGCCATCATCGGCGTTACTCCTGGCCCAACCCAAGCAATGCGAAGCTATCGGGCTGCGCGACGGGCAGCTGACGCAGGAACAGACCCTCAAGTAGCCCTTGAAAAGGCAAAGGCAGAATCATCTTTCCGAGGGGACGTGATGGAACCAAACCTCAAATCACTCTTGGAGCATAGCGGCGTCGCTGAACGTGCTGGCATCGAAGACGTCGATCTAATTTGGACCGGTGAGGCACATAAATTGCATTTCACTTCAACTGTTCGATATCCAACATTCATCAATGGCGAGTTGTTCAACAACCAGATTGACTCCTTGGCGCACACGGAACTCAGGCGATATGTCGAAACATACTTAGTGGAGGAGCTTCGGAGCCTGCCTATTGACGCGCAGATTATTGTGCTCGGAAAGAAAGGGCCCAGAATAGTCCAACATGCCGCCAAGATCGCGAAGTTAGACGCAAAACGGATCGTCAACCTCCCTCATCCGTCTGGGAGCGCAACCGGAGCCGTGCGGGACTATCTCTCTAAGACCAAGACTCAGAGCATTCGTCCCTGCAGATGTATGCTGTGCGACAGATCTCGAATTCCAGACGGGTGGGACCTCAGCAAGCGCTTCGCCACCCATGACAGGACTCACGATAGCATTCGCTCATAGGCGTCGCCCCACCCAATTCGCCACGATCAGCCCCGGCACACCGTCCACTGCACGCTCCGCATCGCGTGCCAAGTTCAACCGCTTCGGCAATTTCACCTGCGGCACCAGAAGGAAGATCGGCGCGGTGACCTTGCCGCGCCCGGTCTTCGAGCGAGACACGACCGCCTGACCCTTCGTGTTCAGCCGTCCCTCGGCCACCAGCAAGCTCGGGCCCGTGTGGCGATAGACGAAGCGCAGGCGCAGCCCGCGCCGCCGTTCCCATTCGCCGGGGGTGATCCGACCACCGCGTGTGGATTTGCCTGCGGCGGGCAGCGGGATCGCCAGCCAGAAGCCGTCCTTCGAGCGGATCAACGGGCCGGTGTCGTGGGCTCCGACAATAACCGGGGCCTTCGACCAGACCAGCGCGGCCGCGTCGAGGCTCTCGCCCGACCTCGGAAAGTTCTGGTTGCGGATCGAGTTGGCGAGCCGTCGCCCGAGCCCAGCGCCAGTAATCTGTGTGCGCCACGCCGTCTTCAGCCCGATTCCGGCCTCACGCATGGCGGCCGTCACAGCGCGTTCGCCCGCCGCGACCTCCGCCACCATCATGGCGACGATGTCGGGATCGATGTCGAGCTTGAGTTTCACGCGGGCCTTAGGTCCACGGTCCAGACCAGCCGCTCGCGGTCGCGGACAGGCTCGCCCTGAATGAGGAAGGCGTCGCCGTCGATTTCCAATCGGTCGCCGGGACGAGGGGTCGGAACCTCCGCGACGCGCAGATCGATCCGGGTCGTTTCCGACCAGAGCCGCGCGTCGCCGAAGTCGGTGATGGCATCAGCCTGCCGGGAGACGACGCGCACCAGCACGGGCGCACCGCCGTCAGAGGTGTAGACCGCGTCCCGGCCGATGTTCGGATGGGCGAACAACGTATCCACGACGGCGGCGAAAGCGGACATCAGAATGTGCCGTTCAGGCGCACCCGGCCGATCAGGTCGCCCGCGCCGCCAGCAACAGCTTCGGTGGCCACACCGATCAGCGTATTCGCCGTGGCGGTCTTCGTGGCTTCCTTGTTGGCGTTGTCCCAATAGACCTTGTCACCGGCGGACCAAGCCTGGGATGCGACCTTGTTCAGGTCGAAGATACCGACGAGTGCGGCTTCGACTGTTTCAGCATTTGCGGCATCCCCGGTGGACACGCCGAAAATGGAGCCTACAAGCAGGCCGTCGCCGGAGGTCACGGCGTAGGGCGCGGTCAGGGTGATGGTATTGCCGGGCTGGACGTAGTTTTTCATTGCGGGATCCTTTGCAAACGGAAACGGGCGGCCCGATTGGACCACCCGTCAGAGGTGAGTTTTCTGGGATGCCCGGTTATGCGCCCGGGTTCTTGTAGAGGCCACGCCAGTCAATGGCCTTGGCACCGAAGTCGAGGCGGCACTTGATCTCGACGCCGTCGACGTCGAAGCCGTTGCGCGTCTCGATGTAGGCGCCCTGCTGACCCTCGAGATAGGCGTACTCGATCGTGTCGATCTGGTTCGGGCTGGCCGCCAGATACCAGGCGGTCTCGCTGACTGCATCCAGCCGGGGCTCGCTGATCGGCGCGAGGGTCCTGATCGATTGCGGCACGACGTTGGAGGTTGCGGCAGGCACGAGGTTCTGGGCCACCATCTGCTCGGCCTTCAGTTCCAGCGACGCGGGCACGATCAGGAAGGCGGGGCGGACATTCAGCACCGTCTTCTTGTCGAGACCCGTCTGCTTGGCCATGGCGGCGCGGGCCGCGCCAACCGCCTCCACGGCCAGCGCCGCACCGGTGCCAGCGAGGTTCTTGTGGGCGGTGTGGAACAGCGCGTTGCCGTCAGCCATGGCCGGGTTGGCGGTGATGACCCCCCAGACCACGTCCGACTCGAGCTGCGCGATGGAGTTGCCGTACATCGCCGGGATCCGGGTGAAAGCGTCGAGATCGTCGTTGATCAGCGTCTGGCGGGTGATGGCAACGACCCGGCCATAGGTCTTGACCTTGTAGCTCTCCTTGCTCTCGCCCAGCGTACCGCGCTTGAACTCGCCGCTTTCGCCGACTTCCAGAAGCTGTGGGGCCTCGCCGAGCTGGACCCGGTGCATGGCCTTGAAGTCGGTGGCCAGCACCTGTCGGCAGAACAGCATGAAGGTGCGGGGATAGGCCTCGTAAGCCTGCCGGAGCGTCTTGTTGGTGACCGCCGAAAGGATCTCAGGAAAGTCGGATGTCGAATGCAGGGCCCGGGTCGCCACCTCGTCGCGCGACAGGCCGCGGGTGTTCACGCCCACATTTCCGAGGCTTTCGCGGGCCAGTTCCAGCAGCGTCATGCCGCGATACTGGCGCGCGGCATCCTCGAGTTGAAAGAGCGTCGGGCTGTAGCGGTGCAGCAGTGCATTCGCCACGGCGTCACGCCGAGTGATCGCCTCATTGCGGCCACCCAGCGGGATCGACACCTGGCTGAAGGTGCGGGTTTCCTCGGATTTTGAGGCCACCTGATCGAGGATCAGACGGCGGGCTTCACCGATATCCGTGCCGCGTTTGACCAGATCCTCGGCAAAGCCGCGCTCGAGGTTCAGGCGTCCCGCCAGATCGTAGATCGTGGATACGCGGTCGCGTTCCGTTTCACGGGCGCGGGTTGCGACGGCTTCAGTGTCAGGCACAACGGGGGCATCGGGCTTCCGCGCCTTCGGTTGGGTGCGGGTTTCACTTGCGGCGGCCTTCGGCTCAGTCGCGGAAGTCTTCGGTTCAGTCATGGTGGTGTCCTCGGTCGCGACAGAGTCGCTGGGCTGGTCTTTGGCCTCTGCGGCCGGGGCGTTGAGTTTGTCCGTCATCGGGATGGCTCCTGTTTGGGTGGGTGAGACGTCCCGGCGATGGAGGACGCAGTCGTGAAGTGGGGATTGGGCGCGAAACCCTGCGGCGGGATCTGCCCCAACGGGCACGGCGGACACCTCGAAGGGCGTCCAGTCGACCGCCCGCCAGAGTTCTCGGGCCGCTTCAGGTTTGGACACTTCGAAGCGATGGACCTGGTAGCCGATGGAGACCGCGCGGATGTGCCCGGCCTGGATGTCCCGCCAAATCGGTTCGACGTCCGCGCGCTCACTAATCCTGACCTGCGCAATGCCGCGACCGTTTTCGATACGCGCCGAACCCGGCACGACCGAGCCGATCACGGCGTCAAGCGTGTCGATCTCATGCACCTTCAGGAAGGGCGCGCCCGCGTTCAGACGATCAAGCCGCACATGGGTCGGGTCGAGGCTCAGCTCTTCGTCATAGGGCTCGCCGAACAGGGTCGACCGGCGAACCCGCGCCCCTGCTGACCAGACAACCTCGACTGTGCGGGCGTCGGTATCGGCTGAGTTCGGCGCAAGCTCCGCCGACCGGCGCAGGGCCGGTAGTTCGATCATCGTGTCCATGTTGGTCAGTCCTGTTGGTCAGTGTCGGGCCGCGTCGGGTCCGTATCGGAGTCGTCGGCCGGATCGCTCGCCGGGTCATTGGCCGTGTCGTCGTCGGCGGAATCGTTCGCCGGATCGTTTGTTTGGGCGCTGCCAGTCTTGGTGACGCGGCGCGGATCGCTGTCGAGAACCAGCCCAAGGGCGTCGAGTTTGGCGTTTGTGGCGGCGATTTCGGCCAGCACCGCGTCAGGGTTGCGGCCCTGCCGGGCGATCACCTCGGCCAGCGTCATGGTGCCCGACCGGATCGACAGCAGGTTCGCCATAGCGTCCTTCTGCGGATCGACCGCCTCGAACTTCGGTGGAGACCATTCGACCGGTACATCCGGCGTCGGGATCTGCCCTGCGGCCCACGCGGCCTCGGTGAACCAGCGCCAGACCGGTGCGCAGAACATCGGGATGAACAACTGCCATTGCACGGCGTCGATCTGGCGGCGGAACTCGACCAGCCCGGCCCGGATCGAGGAATAGTTCACCTGGGACAAATCCCCGGTCAGCAATTCATACGGCACCCGGAACCCGGCCGAGATCGTGTGCAGGCTCGCCCGCTTGTATTCGCCGTAGCCGCCGGTTGCCGAGGGCTGGTTGAAGCGGATATCCTTGCCGCCGCGGGCATAAGCGATAAGCCCCGGCTCGAACTGCTCGACGCGGTTGCCATCGGCATCCACCACCGAAGGCGCGATGCCCTGCTGCGCCTCGTCGTCGCCAAAAACGATGGCGGTGACGCAAGCCTCGGTTTTCTTGCGGACCAGTTCGGCAACCTCATAGTCGTCGAGATCGCGCAAGCTGCGGATCACCGGTGCGCCCCAGGGAACGCCGCGCGCCTGCGTGCGCTGTTTCTCGTAGATATGGGCAATCTCACTCGCCAAGACTGGACGGCTTTGAAGCCCGTTCTGCAATGCGCCATAGGCATCGCCGGGATGTTCGGCATGCAGCCAGTAGGCCCGGCGTTTCCCAACCGGATCGAACTCGATCCCCTGCACCAGCCGACCCGCGCCGTTGGCACCGGATTTGGTGGCGTCGAGAAAGTCGGCCTCAAGTGCGTATTCCACGACATGTGGCCACCTGTTCCACGCGCATGTGGCCAGTCATTCCATGACATGTGGCCACACCCGTGAGGTGATCTGCGAGGCAGTTTCTTCATGACGTGATTTTCACGTCTGGG